ACGAGGCTGGCCGGGTGTGGGAGGACTGGACGGCGTGGGTGCAGTCGCGCAGCAAGCAGTACCAGCGCGCGGTCGGAGACGCGGAAGACCGCGCCGCGCGGATCGAGGCGCTTCTCGACCTTGGCCTTGCGGCTGCGAACGAGGGTGCGGCGCAGATTCCTGGCGGGGCTTTCCTCGTCGGCGGTCTGTCGCTCCTCACGGGCCTCTTCCTGAAGCGCCCGAGCGAGGACAAGCGCACGGCCAAGGAGAAGGAAGACTCCTACAACGCGGGCCTCGAGGAAGGCAAGCGCCTCATCATGGCCGCGATCAAGGGCGACAAGCCCGAGGAGCCGAAGGCATGACCGCGCCACAGGAGCCGTTCGGGTGGATGGACGCGAGTTCCGCGTACACGCAGCGCATGATGCGCGAGACGGACGCGGCGGGCCGAATGGAGCTGCTCAGTCAGTTCCCCGTCTACTCCGTGTGGAAGGACACACAGGCGGCGCTTGCGGAGGGCGCGGCAGAGATTCGCCGTCTGCGGCGGTTGCTCGAGGAGAAGACCAATGACGCGTCTTAGCGTGACGATGGCGAGGCGCAGCGCGCGGGTCGTGGTCGCACCCGAGCCGCTCGCGGAGTACACGCCGACCGATGTGGTGTGGTGCGTGGCGCGCGCGGCGCTCGCCGCCCTGTTCGCGCTCGCGTGCCTGTGGTTCGCGCTAGGAGGTTGACATGAGTTGCTGCGACGGCACATCTGACGCATCGTTCGTCCAGTACGACCTGACGCTCAAGCAGGGCGCGCGGGAGGTGCTCACCATCGTCTACGAGGGCAACCTGAACGGCTACTCGGGCCGCGCGCAGTTCCGGCAGTCGTTCGACTCGACGGCAACCGTGTTGAGCCTGACTAGCCCCAGCGCGGGCCTCACGATTGCCACGGCGGCGACGGTGGCTACGGTGGTGATGACGATCAGCGCGACCGCGTCGACGGCGCTTACGGCGCAGCAGATGCGCGGCGTGTGGGATCTCGAGCTGTTCGATCCGCTCGACGCGAGCGCGACGATTTCGCCCGTGCGCGGTGGTTACATCTTCGTGCCCGAGGTGACGAAGTGAGCACGCTTACGGTCACGCCAATCGTTCGCACGCTGACGATCAGCCCGACCGTCAGGACGCTGACGATTCAGCGGAACGGGGCGACCCCGACTGGCCCTGCGGGCGGCGACCTGTCGGGGTCGTACCCGAATCCGACCGTTGAAGGCATCCTTGGGAATCGGATCGACGATGCGCTGATTGATGACGACCGCATTCTCGTCTACAAGACGAGCAACGGCGGCGAGTTCGTTTTCGAGGACAAGCCGAGCGGAACGGTGTCGAGCATCACGGCGGGCACGGGCCTTACGGGCGGCACGATCACGACGAACGGCACGATCGCGGCCAACTTCGGCACGGCGGCGGGAACGGTGTGCGAGGGCAACGACTCGCGGCTGAACCCGCAGACGATCACCCTGACAGGCGATGTCACTGGCAGCGGCACGGGTTCGTTTGCGGCGACCATCGCCAACGATGCCGTGACCTTCGCGAAGTTCCAGAATCTCGCCACCGACTCGCTTGTCGGCCGCGACACGGCGGGCACTGGCGACGCGGAGTCGATCACGGTCGGCGGCGGCATCGAGTTCACTGGCGCGGGCGCGCTGCGTACGACCGCCTTTACGGGCGATGTCACGAAGACGGCGGGCGGAACGGCGCTGACCATCGCGAACGACGCGGTGACTTACGCAAAGCTCCAGAATGTCACCGCGACCGACCGCCTGCTCGGGCGCTTGAGCGTGGGCGCTGGCGATGTCGAGGAGATCGTCTGCACGCCGTTCGCTCGGGGCATCCTCGACGACGCGGACGCGGCGACGGTGCGGAATACGATCGGCCTCGGGTCGACGGACACGCCCACCTTCGCGGGTATCACGCTCGGCAGCGGCGAGTTCATTAGCAACTCTTCGGACGGTCGCGTGGACATCGGCCCGAACGGGACGCACCCGTCGCAGCCTTCGCAGGACTACTACGCGCTGACCGTCGACGGTCAATCGTGGGGCTTCGGCGTCCGCATCGGCACGCGGAACACCCGCACGCTCGATCTCAACACATCGTCGAGCCTGAACTTCCTCGTGCCCGTCGTTCTCAACAACGACACGCGGTTTGCGTTCGGCTCGTCGCAGAACTACTTCATCCGCCATGTCAGCGGCAGCAGCCGCGCGGGCGTCGCGTGCGGGCTGCTCGTCAACAACGCGGGCAGCACGGGTTCATTCGTGATCGCGCAGGGCAATCAGGCCGACGCGGCGAACCGCATCCCGCTGATCGCGCACGCCGACCCGACGCTCTACATCTATGCGGGTGGCGCGGCCAACGGCGCGCACTTCCTGCGGATGAACCACAACACGACGGACGGCACGATCGAGACGGGCGCGGGCAACCTGAACCTCGTCAGCGCGGGCGACATCAACAACAACGGCAACCGCATCCCGAAGGTGTTCAGCGGCACGACCGCGCCGAGCGCGGGCACTGGCACGGACGGCGACCTCTACTTCCAGTACTGAGGATCACATGGCAGACAACATCGGCTACACCCCAGGCACAGGCGCGACGGTCGCAGCGGACGAGATCGGCGGCGTGCTGCATCAGCGCGTCAAGATCGGTGTCGGCGCGGACGGCACGGCTGTCGATGTCAGCGAGGCGAACCCGATGCCGATGGCCGCATACGGCGAACTCATCGAGGCCATCGAGGCGCTGCGCTTCACGGTGGCCTCTCTTGCCCGCACGCTCAACGCGTCGATTCCAGACGCGAGCGGCAGACAGCGCGTCAATGTCGAGACGGCGGTGCTCGCAAGCGGAACGCTCACAACGCTCACGACCTGTTCTACCGTCACCAGCCTTTCGCAGATCGGCGCAATCGACGCGCGAACCGTGGTGAACGACATCAACAAGTTCGCAGCCGAGACGCTGCGACGCAACATCGCAACGAGCTGACCCATGCCAACCACCAACGGAAACCGCAAGATCCTCGACCCCAAGCGCTGGGAGTACATGACTCCAGCGCCCGCCAACACGGCAGCAGGATCGTTCATCTCTTCTTCGCGGCACTATCGCCAGCAGCAGCTCTATGTACAGGCGCAGACGGTCGCGTACCTCTACAACCCGAACGAGGACGGCTGGGTTCAGATACCTAGCCCTGGCCTTGCGGCGGCGTTGGCGGCTGGGTCGTGTGGTACGGCGGGTTCGTTCTCCACTGGCAGCACGACCGCTGCGGCATCGCTGACGGCGACGGCGGGCACGACCTCCACGATCACGACGAATCAGACGCTCGCCCGCGACCTTCGCGGGTACTCCATCCAGATCCTCGCGGGGCCGAACGCGGGCGTGACGCTGCCCATCGTGTCGAACGACATCGGCGTGAACGCCGTCATCACCGTCGCCACGCAAGCGAGCGCGTTCAGCAATGCGACGGTCTACAGGCTTGTGACCCCCGTCTGGTATGTCGGGCTGGGCGGCTCGACAGCCGCAGCCTCGTTCCGAAAGTACGACTTCGCGACCAACTCTTGGACAACGCTTGCGAACATGCCCGCATCCATCGGCACGGACGCGCGACTGATGGCCACGCCGTCTTGGGTGGACAGCGCGTATGTGTCGTTCGCGACTGGCACGGCGACGAGCGCCACGGGAACCACGCTCGTCAACAGCGCGAAGACATGGACTACGAACCAGTGGACGAACTATCAGGTTCGCATCACGGGCGGCACTGGCGCTGGTCAGATCCGCACGATCTCGAGCAACACGGGAACGACGCTCACGGTTCCGACATGGAGCACGACCCCCGACGCGACCTCGGTGTACAGCATCGAGGGGAACGACGATTTCCTGTACCTGATCGGAAACGCCGCTGTCACGCTGTACCGCTACAGCATCACATCGAACACATGGTCTACGATCACGCCGACCGCAGCGCGCGGCGGCGCGCCGGGCGCGGCCCTGTCGGGTCAGTGGATCTGGGGCGTGACGCAAGCGGATTGGACGAACGAGAGCGCCATCCGCAACGGGCGATTCCTCTACTCGTTCCGTGGCGGCGCGGGCGCGCTGCTCGACCGCTACGACATCGCGCTCAACGCGTGGAGCGCCGTCACATACGCGCCCGCCGTCGAAACATTCACCACGGGATCGAAGTGGATCTACGCGGGAGACTATTTGTACGGCACGAAGGAAGTCACGGGCCGATGGTTCCGCTACGACATCGCCGAGAGCGGCATGGACGGCATGACCACGATGAATGTCGCGCAGGGAGCGGCCCTCGTCGGAGACACGGCCTTTGATGTGGTCTACAAGGACGGCGCGACCAGCATCCCGTATCTGCACATGCTGATGAACACCTCCAATATCCACGCAAGGATGATGGTGATCTGATGACGATCCAAGAACTTCTCGACCTCGCTCGGAACAAGCTCGCCACGCTGGCGCGGCAGCGCGAGCACGCATGGTCGCAGGGCGACTCGGCGCTCGTCGCCGCGCTCGACGCGAAGATCGCGACAACGGAGGACACCGTCGCCGCGCTCGAGGGGATCGCGTAATGTTCCTCACGCTGCTCTCATCGTCTGGAGGCGCGCCGCCGAGCGGAACGCAAGCGCACATCAAGGTCGCGGGCGTGTGGGAACTAGCCACGGTCTTCATCAAGGTAAGCGGCACATGGCAACCCGCGCAGCCGTTCTGGAAGGACGGCGGGGTCTGGAACTGAGCACAACAAGGAGATGCGAAATGAGACTGAACATCGGGGCAGGAGCCGACATCGAGGAAGGGTGGACGGCATGGGACATCGCGGACGGGAACCTTGCGCAGCGCATCACGCTGCCCGACGCGTCCGTCGATGAGATTCGCGCAAGCCATGTCCTTGAGCACATCCCGCGCGCCGAGACTCTGCCGACGCTCAAGGAGTGGCGGCGAGTCCTGAAGCCAGCGGGGCGGCTGTTCGTCGCCGTGCCCGACTTCGACAAGGTCGTCTGTGCCATGGAGCAGAACCTCCCAGACCCGAACATGGAGGCGTACATCATGGGTGGGCAGACCGACGCGCACGACTTTCACTGCGCGATCTTCAACTATGGCAAGCTCCGCAATCTCCTTGAGATGGCGGGCTTCCAGCGCATCGCGGAGGTCGGAAAGGAAGGCGCTTCGTGGAACTGCTCGCACCACTGGTGCAGCCTGAACATGGAGGCGTTCGCGTGAAGAAGAAGTCACGGCCAAAGCGGGGCCGTCCTCCTCTTGCGATTTCCGCAAAATCAGTCGAGGAGCTTGCGGCGCTCGGCTGCAATCCCGAGGAAATCGCGGGAGTTTTGAGCTGTTCGCGAGACACGATCGACAGGAATTTTGCGGAACAGGTCGCCCTCGGAAGGATGCGGCTCGCCAAGAAGCTTCGCGAGCGTCAGATCGACATCGCCATGAACGGCAGCGTCCCGCTCCTCATCTGGCTCGGCAAGCAGTACCTCGGGCAGCGCGACAAGGCCGAGCAGACCATTCGCGAGGAGGTCGTGACCATCGAGGAACTTCCGCCGAAGCCGCCGAGCGATGCGTGAAAGTCCAGCTGAAGCCGCTAACCAGTGTCCTGCACCCGAGCCAGTTGAGCGTCGACGCGCAGCTCGCGCGGTTCTCCGTGCTGGAGATCGGTAGGCGATGGGGGAAGACCACCTACGGACGCGTCAAGGCGATGCGCCGGGCGATCAGGCGCGGCAAGGTCGGGTGGTTCGCGCCGACCTACAAGTACCTTGCCGACCCGATGCGCGACATCGAGCGCGCGCTTGCGCCCGTGACCGCGCGCATGGATCGCGTCGAGAAGCGGCTCGAGCTCGTCACGCACGGCGTGATCGACTTCTGGTCGCTCGAGGATGTCGACGCGGGCCGAGGCCGCGACTACGACCTGATCGTCGTGGACGAGGCGGGCTTCGTGCCCAAGCTGCTTGAATGGTGGCGCAACGCGGCGCGCCCGACGCTGTCCGACCGCAAGGGAAGTGCGCTGTTCCTTGGCACGCCGAAAGGGACGGGCGACTTTCATCGCCTGTTCACCGAGGCGGAAGGTGACACCACTGGCACGATGCGGGCCTTCCGCATCGGAACGCGCCACAATCCGCACATTGACGCGGACGAGGTCGAGGCCGCGCGGCGGTCGCTGCCCGCCGAGGTCTTCGCGCAGGAGTACGAGGGAATCCCCGCAGAGGACGGCGGAAACCCGTTCGGCCTCGACGCGATCCGCGAGTGCATCGGGCCGATGTCGGTCGCGAAGGTCGAGCACTGGGGCGTCGACCTTGCGAAGAGCCAGGACTTCACCGTTGCCGTGGGCATCGACCGCGACGGCGCGGTCTGCCGGCTCGAGCGGTGGCAGTCTCCGTGGGGGGTGACGCGCGAGCGGCTTGCGAAGATGATCGGCGGCACACCCGCGCTGATCGACTCGACTGGCGTGGGCGATCCGATCGTGGAAGACCTCGCGCGCGTGTGCCGCGCCGCAGAGGGCTTCAAGTTCACCTCGCAGAGCAAGCAACAGATCATGGAGGGGCTGCAACTCGCCGTCCAGACGCGGGAAATCCGCTTCCCCGATGGCTGGCTGCGCGCGGAACTGGAGTCCTTCGGCTACCGATACTCAGGGAGAAGCGTCTCCTACGAGGCGACTGCGGGGCACGATGACGGCGTGTGCGCCCTTGCGCTCGCGGTGCATTCCCGCCGCACGCGGCGACCGATGACGATGAGAGTGATATGAAAATACTCGAGCGCATCAAGGCGGCATTCACCACCGACAAGCCGAGCCGCTACGAGGCCGCGTCGAGCGCGACGCTCATCGGGCGCGACTATGTGCCGCCGCCGTTCAACTACCACGCTGCGGTGGTCGAGTGCCGTTCGTGGGTCTACGCCGCCGCGCGGCTGAACGCGGTCGCGGTCGCTTCCGCTCCGCTGCGCCTGTATGTGAAGAACCGCAGCGCGGGGACGAAACTCTGGAACACGCGCAGGACGGGTCGGCGCACCAAGGCGTACCTGTCGGGCGACCTCGCGCAGCTCCCGTCGCGCTACGCGATGCAGAAGTCGGCAGAGTACGGCGACGATTACGAGATCGTCACCGATGCTCATCCGCTCCTGACACTACTCGCGAAGGTCAACCCCTACCAGAACGGCTTCGATGCCGCCGTCCTGCGCGTGCTGTACACCGAACTGACGGGCAATGCCTACTTGCACCCCGTGATCGACCCCGCGCTCGGCGTGCCCGTCGAGCTGTGGACGATGCCGCCCCAGTGGATGAGGATCGTTCCGGGCAACCCACAGCGCGGGGAGCCGTGGATCACGGGCTACGAGTACGGCCGGAACGACGCGCAGCGCCAGGACTTCACGCCTGACGAGGTGATCCACTTCAAGAACCCGAACCCGCGCGACCTGTACTACGGGCTGGGCAAGGTCGAGGCCGCGTGGGGAGCCGTGACGAGCAACCAAGCGTTGCACGAGATGGATTACCACTTCTTCGCGAACAAGTCGCGGCCTGATTACCTCTTGGTCGCACAGGGGAACGCGAGCGACGAGGAGCTGGAGCGGTTCACCGCACAGGTCGAGACGAAGCTGCGCGGCACGAACAAGACGGGCCGCTTCCTCGCGATCACGGGACAGGTCGACCTGAAGCCGTTGCAGTTCCCGCCGAAGGACTTGCAGGGCCGCGACGAGATCGTCGAAGAGATCGCCGCCGTCTTTGGCGTGCCCGTGTCGATGCTTCGCGCGAACGACCCGAACCTCGCGAGCGCGACGGTCGGCTTTGCGACATGGAAGGAAACCACGATCCTCCCCATGCTCCGCATGGACGAGGAGGTGCTCAATCAGAACCTTCTGCCGCTGTTCGGCATCGAGGAAGACGCGTTCCTCGCGTACGACAACCCCGTTCGCGCGGACGAGTCGCTCGAGACTACCAAGCGCACGACCTATGTCGCGGGCGGCATCCTCACGATCAACGAGGCGCGGCAGCAGGAGGGACTTGAGCCGCTGCCCGATCCGATGGCCGATCGCCCGCTCATCAACGGTCAGCCGCTGGGTGGCCCGCCGCCTGCGCCGCCGTCGCCGTTCGGCGGCATCTTTGGCAACGCCGCGCCCGCTCCCGCGCCCGCCGCGCAGCCTGACGGCCTCGTCGGCCCGCTTGACGCACAGCCAGAGGCCGAGGAGCCGACCGTGGCCGCGAAGGCCGTGGAGACAAAGGACGCGCTCGGCGACTGCGTGAGCGGCAAGATTCAGACGCTTCTCGCCGAGGGCTACCCGCAGGATCAGGCGGTGGCGATCGCGTACTCAATGTGCCGCGAGGGCAAGAGCGCGGACGAGGTCATCGCGGCTATGGAGCGCGACGAACTTGCGAAGGCGAAGGCGCTCGGCGACATCGACACCACGCCGCCCGCCGCCGTCGCGGAGAACGCGCGGCGCGCGCTCGAGGTGCGCGAGACAAAGCCCGAGAGCCAGCGCGGCATGACTGCCGTTGGCCTCGCGCGAGCGCGCGACCTGGCGAATCGCCGTGAACTTTCCGAGGACACCATTCGGCGCATGGTGGCCTACTTCGACCGCCATCAGTCCGACAAGGACGGCGAGACTTGGGACGAGCAGGGCAAGGGATGGCAGGCGTGGCACGGTTGGGGAGGCGACGAGGGCTACGCGTGGGCGCGGCGCAAGGTCGAGGAGTTCGACAGCGCGCGCGAGAAGTCAGACACGGGAACGCCGCCGCCGCCCGCGCCCGCCGCGAAGTCCTGCGGCTGCGGCTGCGCCGAGCCAAAGCGCATCTCGCAGAAGGCGATGTGGGAGTCGGCTGTATCCACTGGGATGCACCGCAAGAGCGCGGAAAGCGAGGGCCGCGAGATCAACGAGGCCGAGCGCACGATGGCCGCGAGCGTCTCGGCTGTGTTCGACGACCAAGTCAAGGCCGTGCTGAACGAACTGGCGAAGGCGGGCGCGCCGTCCCGCGAGCTGATCGTCCGCGCCGAGGCGCTGCTTCGGTCGCGCCAGTATCAGCGCGCGCTCGTCGACGCGCTCGCGCCGTACCTTCGTGACGCGATCTCGGTCGGTGTTGACCTCGGCATCGACACCGTCGCCAAAGTCGCGACCACGGTGGACTTCGATGTGGAGCGGGCCGACCTCCGCGCGTACGCCGAGACGGAGTCCGTGCGCCTCGCGCGCCGCACCGCGTCGGGAGTGACCGAGCAGACATCCGTCCGCGTGCGCGAGGTGCTCGGCGAGGGACTCGAGAAGGGCGAGACGGTCGACGAGCTTGCGACCCGGGTGCAGACATGGGCCGACTCACAAAAGGATCAGGACGGGTCGTGGAGCCGCGCGCGAACCGTCGCGCGTACGGAGGCGCAGCGCGCCGCCCGCACCGCCGAGGTCGACGCGTGGACGGCGACGGGCCTTGTGCAGGGGAAGACTTGGCTACTCGCTCCCGACCCGTGTGAGTTCTGCGAGGCCGCATCGAAGCGGTACGGGGAGAAGTCGATCGGCCTGAACGATTCGTTCTACCAGAAGGGCGACCTTCTGTTCGGGGTTCCTGATGCGAACGGAAAGACGCGAGAAATGGTGCTCGACTACGAGGACATCAAGGGGCCACCGCTGCATCCGAACTGCCGCTGCTCGATGCAGCCCGTTCTAAGCGATGCGCTCGAGCGCGAGATCCGCGAAATCGAGGAGTCGGGGGACATCGACGCCGAGCGCCGCCGCATCAACCTTGAGGCAGGAATCCAATGAACACGATCCAGATCGTCCGCAAGGCTCTCCCCGCAGAGATTCGCACGACACCCAAGGGATTCACCGCAGTAATCACCGCAGAGACGCTCGACCGCGACGGCGAGGTGCTCATCCCGCAGGGCATGAACTCGTCGGAGTTCGAGCGCAACCCGATCCTCTTCTGGAACCACGACTACGCGCAGCCTGTCGGCAAGTGCCTGGGGCTGAAGCGAAAGGACAGCACCATCGTCGGGGACTTCCAGTTCGCGCAGCGGCCTGACGGATACGCGGGCGAGTTCTTCCCCGAGGTCGCGGCGGCGCTCGTCGGGCAGGGGATCATCAAGGGCGTGTCGGTCGGCTATGTGCCAGAGGACGGCGGCACGCGCCGCGCCAGCGAGGTCGATCGCAAGAAGTACGGCGACCGCGTGCACACGGTCTACTCGCGGTGGAAGCTGCTCGAGGTAAGCCTCGCGCCGCTTCAGTCGAACCCCGACGCGCTCATCATGGCCGTCAAGAAGGGACTCGTCTCGCGCGTGGCTGCAAAGCGGTTCTTCGGCATCGAGGTTCCGCGTCGCGTCGCGGTGACAGTCGCGCTCCCTTGCGCCGCGCCCTCAATCGAAGCGAAGGCCGCGCCGATCTCCATTGAGAGCGTGGTTCGTCGCGAGGTCGCAAAGGCCCGTGGCGCGATCTACCTCGATTGACGCTCGGCTTGTCTCACGGCGTGTCGCCTTCAGGAAAGCCTCAAGCGGGTACGGAAAGACAAAGGTTGTCCCATGAAGACCATGAATCTCAGCGACTTCCGCAGCGCACTCGAGCGCGCGGGTCGCATCAAGGGCGAACCCGGCGTGATGGCCCAGAAGTCTCTCATCCTCGACGGCTACATGATCGTCGATGAGAGCGGAATGGCCGTCGACCCCGAGACGCTCGACATCGTCATCACCCCAAGCAACGCAGCTCCCGCCGCTCCCGAGACGGACGCGGCCAAGCAGGAGGATCCCATGACCGAAGAGAAGATCGCAAGCGCCGTCAAGGCCGCGCTCGCAGACATCGTCAGCACCAAGGCCGTCGCCGCGCAGCCGCGCGTCGAGGCTCCCCGCGCATACGGCAAGCTCAAGTCGTTCAAGAACACCCGCGAGGGCATCGACTCCGCCTACCGCTTCGGTCGCTTCTGCGCCGCCGCGATGGGACACACCAAGTCGCTCGAGTGGTGCAAGACGAACGGCGTGTCTCTCGTTCGCGAGAAGGCCCATGTCGAGGGCATCAACTCGGCGGGTGGCTTCCTCGTCCCCGAGGAGATGGACAGCGAACTCGTCACGCTCCGCGAGGAGTACGGCGTGTTCCGTCGCGAGTCTCGCACGATCCCGATGTCGAGCGACACGCGCGTCGTGAACAAGCGCACTGGTGGCCTCACCGCGTACTGGATCGGCGAGGGCGCACCGATCACCAAGAGCGATCAGGTGTTCGGCTCGAACAAGCTCGTCGCCAAGAAGCTCGGCGTGCTGACCGAGATCAGCAGCGAGCTCAACGAGGACTCGCTGGTCAACCTCGGCGACGAGGCCGCTGACGAGATCGCTCAGGCGCTTGCCTTCGCGGAAGACCGCGCGGGCTTCCTCGGCGACGGCACTTCCGCGTTTGGCGGCATCGTCGGACTCGACACGATCCTCTCTGACGCGACCTTCCAGCAGGCCGACATGGGAGCGGCCACCGCCTACTCTGGCGTTGCCCTTGCCGACCTCGTCGCGGCGTTCCGCAAGCTTCCCGCGTGGGCCGCTTCGCGCAACAATGTCAAGATCTACTGCTCCAAGTCGGCCTGGCACGGCATCTTTGAGCGTCTCGCGGCGACCGCTGGCGGCAACACCATGCAGACGCTGGCGGACGGACTGCGCACCCCGCAGTTCCTCGGCTACCCCGTG